CTTTGTAAAGTCTTTTTTGTCATATCCATTTTCTGATACATGTCCACCATGCATCTCAAAACCTTTCAGTTCTAAATGCGACATGCAGATAGTTGCTGGTGTTTCATCAATCATACCAAAAGAATATATTTCATTTTGTGGATTTATCCAAGGTAACATAAGAATAGGTAATCCATCAAACTCAACAGTTTCAGCCTCTGGATAGATCTTAAATCTTCTTTGTTCTTGTCCTATCAACTCTTGTAATGAGTTTATGTCATTTGTATTTTTAAAATAGATATCATGATTACCAACTAACATATGTAAATCTATCTCTAGAGTATTAAATGGTAGTAGAAATCTTTCTCTAAAATTCTTCGCTGTTCTATAGGAAACAAACTTTCGTCTATCCATGACATCACCTAAGTGAATACAATTCTTAATACCATGTTGTTGTAGGTAAGGAAAAAATATTCCTTCATAGAACTTGTAAAAGTATTCATCAAAAAATATATTATCATTCCGAGCACCGAAATGAGTATCAGTTATTAGTGCTATCTTCATTATCTCTCTTTCGATAAACCTCTACATATGCATCACAGTTTGGACATGAAAGGTTTGTCACCATGTCATATTCTTCTGCTGGTTCGTCTGGTTCTGATTCTATATCGTGATCTCCACCCCAAATCAACTCATGTCCACAATGCCAACAGTTCATGATTTAGTCCTTGGTAAACACCATATTTGTTTTACTGCATCAGCAGTAGGATAAGTTCGTTTTCCAAATCCTTTTAATGCTTCTAAATTATCATCAACATGTTTACCACACTCCTCTTCACTAAGAAAGTAAAGTGGTTTACCATGTAAAGTTTCTACTTCAACAGCATCTGGGCTTTTTGCTAAGTTTGGATCTGCCCACCACATTATTATTGTTATTATCCATATTTTCATTCGTCAAAATCCATAAAGTTCTCCAATCCATTTCGTTTATTAGGGTCTTCTTTTTTCTTCTTCGGTTTGTAAACTGCTTCTTCAGGCACCATTACATTTGGATCAAACCCCTCGACATTATATTTTGATGTATCACCATCAAGTGTAGTAAAAGGAACATACTCTTGTTTAGATATCATTTCATGTTTTACATGTGATTGTTTCTTTTCTTTTGCAATCCGTCTAAGAAATGCATAGTAGATTATCTGTGTAAAATATGCAAAAGGATTTTTAGATTTGTCTGGATTAAAATTATGAATATATTGTAAGCAGTTTTCTATTCCATCTGCAATCATTTCATCTCTATAAGTGTAGTTGATAAAGTTTGGACGATAAGATAATCCTTGTGCTATCTTTAGAAAACATTCTCCAATATAATTTGATATCACTGGAACATCATCTGTCTCTTCTGCATCAATACATTCTTGTTTATATTCCTTCATCGCTTGTAGAAACTTTTTGTTATCTACATAATGAGCTTTATCTTTTGCTTTCCTCATGAAACTTGTATTGCGACATAAATCAGTGTGCCAAGTATGCTGAAGTTAATAATCATGTTTATATAGTGTGGATTAGGTTTCATGTCGTATCTCCTTAACAATGTAGTTATGTTCCATATTACACGAAACACACTACAATGTCAAGTCTTTTTTTAGTGAATAGTTTTAGGTTTAGTTATAATATCAAACAATTCATTCATCTTATTATCTAGTTCCGTAACATTTTCTATTTCGTCTAAATCTACATCCGTAGGTTCAGGCCATGCTTCTTTATTAGAATCATTCATTCTAGTAACTACATCTTTATAGTATTTACCAAGTCCAACAGAAGCATCTAACTTTAGACACACAGAATCTATAGGTATCTCGTGAACAGTTTCTTCCGTAAATGGTTGCAACCATCTAGATAATGCTAAGGTTTCCATGAAACCTCTACCAGTTAGTTTAGAAATTGATTCCATCTTCAAAGCATCAGATATAACATAATGCGAATCAGTAGTTTTAGTGATTTTGCATATTACATCCTCACCATTATTCATTTTTAATATATCATATTTTTTATCCATATAATTTTACCTTTTGTATCTTATAGTTTAATTGTTCTGTTTCGTAAATATTTATTCTTTGTAAATAATGACGATATGTAAAATTTTGTCTACTTAAATATGTTATGTCATCTGCGATATCATACACCACAACAGAGGATTTTTTATCTCCTCTTCGTAGTCCTCTGCCAATACTTTGTAACACTCTAATCCTTGATTTACTTGGACTTGCGAACACGATGTTATGAAGATTACGAATGTTAATACCAGTGGAAAAAGTACCATACGAAGCAATAATAATTGCATCTTTTTCTTTTTCAACAATACCTCTTATCTCTTCTCTAGTTTTAGTTTCTGTATTACCATACACGAAAAACACTTTCTTGTCAACATCTTTTATCATATCATAAAGAATTTTTCCATGTTTCTCTACAAGTTGAAATAATATAAGTGTATTACCTTTTACTGTCTCTCCAAGTTTTTTTACAAAATCATTTCTCTTTGCATGTGATACTATGTAATTTAGTTCTTCTGCATATGTGTATTTTTTAACTCTCTTAGATTCCTCTTTGCTGTGTCTAAGAACCACACAGTTTATATCTAGTTGAGAAAGAGTTCCCTTATCAATCAACTCTTTTGTGGATGTAACTTTATGAACATTACCAAACAATCCTTCCAATACCAACTGGTGCATTTCCATTCCATCAAGTGTACCAGTGAATCCAAATCTATATTTACAATCTGTAAGAAAAGTCATAATCTTAGTAAGACTTTTAGATTTAAATAAATGGGCCTCATCACCAATCACACAACCAAACTGTTTAAAATAACTCCTGGGCTGTTTATAGATTGATTGCCATGTAGATATCACTATTGGTAAATCTGTATCTTTATCATAACCAGAGTATATCTTATGAAGTCTATCTCTCCTCATACCATAAGAAACAAAATCACCATACATCTGTTCAACTAAAGATGTAGTTGGTACAATGATAAGTATTTTCTTTTCTTGTAGTAACTGGTAATATCTAGTTAAAATATATATTATGAGTGACTTGCCCGAAGCAGTAGGGCTAACAAGAAAACACCTATCTCTTGATAAAGCATGTTGCACAGCATCAATTTGGTAGTCTCGTATTGTGATTGATGCTGGTAGGATTGAGGTGGCAAAATCTCGGCAGTTCTCACGAATAACATTCCTAGCATTATCGAATCCTTTCAGTTCTAAATTTATTTGATTGTCATGACAAAAACGCTTGACATAGGCCATCAAACCAATGTATAATCTATTTGATCTTAAATCAAAGAGCCTTATCTTTCCATCCCACAATCGTTTTCTATAGTGTGGCATGTATCTGGCGCCTGGCACTTCAAAAGTAAAATAATCTTTTAGTAGATGTTCAACATCTTCGTCTGCATCACTTACTCTCATAAACACTTCATCAATTTTTTCAAGTATCATTTTTCCCACCACCAGTAATAATTATGTGGCCTTATAGGTTTGGGATAGTTTTTTATTTCACCTACTAACTTTAAATTATATAGGTTTGCAACTTCCTCTATAAAATCTAGTTCCCATCTTGCTCTCATAACTATGTATCTTCTTGACCATTTGTATATAATGTTAAAGTCTGATAATATATCTTCGTTTGTCCATCTACGATTCTTTTCCTCTACTACATTATGGTCATCTATATTTAAACTACCTATACACATTACAACATCTGCACATTCTGACTCAAACTTTGCTTCTTTTATTGTGCAGATATAATCTGGTTCACCAAAATTAAAATTATTTCTCTTCCATTTTTTTTGATCAAATCCCACTACATTCTGTATTCTTGGTTTACTCCAATAACTACCACATCCTACATCAATGACTAAATTAGGATTTACTTTGTTGATATCTTTAACTATCTTTTCTTTTAATTCATGATTATAATGTGATATTATTTCCACTGTTTACCTAACACCCATCCTACTATACTTTTTCTCACACCACTTTTTACTGGTCTAACTCTATGCCACTGGTCAGATTTAAAGAAAAGTGCTGTGTTTGGTTTTAATTTAAATGTTTCATATCTTTTTTCTATGGCAGGTGAATACACCTCTAAATCAAACTCTCCACCATCAAAGTCATCATTTAAAAATACAGAGAATGATACTTTTCTTATTCTTCCATCTTTGTATGGTTCTACATGACAATCTTGATGCCAACCATACTCACCCTCTGGATGATATTCTCCATACTGTAAATCTTCGATACGATCTAAATGAACACCTTTGTAAACTTTCTTTGCAATACTTAAAAATGCAAATTTAATTTGTTCATCTTTTATAAATCCTACTTTGGATTGTCTTTTTGTACCACCAGTTTTACTATATGTCTTTGCATTATATAATCCATTTACTGCACCAACTGCTTGGTTTACTAAATGTTTTGATATATCTTTACATTCCATGTTCCCACTGCCTAAATGCGATTGCATTTTTAATATCCCATCCTCTACTTTGAATAGATTTTAGAACACCATCAATATATTTTACAACTGTCTCTAAATAAACAATCTTATGTTCTATCTGAATAATATCTTCATCTGATTCTATGTAGATAGATAAGTCTGTTTTTAAAACTTTCAAGTCAAAAGGTTTGGTTGCATATACTTTCGCATCTGCTTTACCACCATAGTATTCCCATTTATCTTTGAATAGTATTTTGTAATCACCCTTTGCTTTGTATAAGAGTAATTCAAATCTAGATTTATGATCTAAGTATTTCGTGTATAGTTCTTGGTTTTTTAATGACTCAGTATCTAATCTTTCGTCATCAACTCGTAGGTCTTCTGCAACCATAATCTTTAGTTCGTCAAGTGTCATAATAAATCCTCAATGTTATATTTTATTTATAGTGTAAATTTTGTACCTAAAACTGACCTCCGTGGTCAAATATTCAACATCTGTTGCTGTTTGTGTAAATGATAATGCACCCACCGACACTGGAAATACATCTTCAAATCTAACCTCTATGATTGGATTATTTTTATTTGATAAAACTGTTAGTGTGGCATCAGAAAACATTGCTCTGTCTGGAACTGCACTACCAACTCTATCTACTGGGATATTTCTTGCATCACTGGGGGTGACTGAGGTAGAGTTTCTAAAAATAGAGAACTGGCCTCTAGTTTGTGGAAAACCAATACCAGTTAACCACCCATGTATTTCTCTGTAGTTATCTAACTCTTCATCAACAATAAAAGTAATATCTAGATTACCATAAGTCAAACTTGTACCTTGTATCGGTATATCTTTGAAAGGTGTCGGTATGACAGATTCACCCAGAGATATGTCTGGAATATTTACAGCGA